GGAATATGTTCTTCGTGCTGGTGTTAATGTAACAGAATTAGCCGCGGCAGGTACTGCACCAGCTGGAGATCCTGTTGATGGTACGCATTGGTTAGATCTAACAAGTTCAAATATGGGTGTTTTTGTTTATAATGCCGGAACAGCAACTTGGGTAGCAGGCACAGTTAATAAAGTAAGTGCAGCTGCTGATTATGACGCAGGTACAGGCGCACCTCTTAACAGTATCGGACTAGATGGAGAATTTGCTTGGGTAGCAGTTTCAGGTGGTAATGCTCATAATAGAATTTGGCACAAAGTAAGTGGTGTATGGTATCACTTAGGCACAAATACTTGGGCAACTGCGGCCAGTAAAGATTTTCAATTCGCATCACATGTTAATGTTCCAGTAACAAAGTCAACTTCGGCTGCATTAGCAACAGGCGATGTTTGGATTAAAACAACAAAATATAATAGTGGATCTGATTGGATAGTTAAGAGCTATGCATCAGCCACAACACAATGGACAACAATTCCTGCTCCAGTATTAGAAAATACAACAGCAGCTTGGGCAGAATTTGGTACACCAGTTGCTGGTGAGATTTTTGTTAAGTACAATCACGAGCAAGGCGCACATACATTAAAAGTTGCATCACATTCAATTTTACGATTTAATGGTAATGCAACATTGGCAGTTACAGGTGCAACAGCTGCACCTACATTGACAGCTTCACACTCAATTGTAATTAATGGTACAACTGTTACATATACTGCAAGTTCAGATACAGCAGTTATTAGAACAGCTGCATTGATTAACTCAGCAGGTATTACAGATATTACGGCTAGTGTGTCTAGTACTAAGATTGTTATTACAAACACAGCAGGTAAAGATATTACACTTGCCGCTGGTACAGGTACAATGCTTGCAGACTTAGGTCTTACAGCAGCTACCTCAACTAACTGGGAAGCTCTAAGTTATGAGCCAAATACAGTTACACCAGTAGGTACAACAGCAGATGGTACATTATGGTATGATAGTCGTGTAACAACAGTTGATATGTTAGAAACATATAACAACTCTGGTGTTACAACATGGCGAACATTGAGTACTACAATGACAGCATCTGCATCGGCGCCAACAACACCTTCAAGTGGTGATGTATGGTTAGATACAGTTAATTTAGAAGCATATCCAGCACTATCAAGATATAATGGTGCTACATGGGATGCAATAGATAACTCTGATCAATCATCTACAGCAGGAATTGTATTTGGTAACTTCCGAGCAACAGCAGCTTCAGCACTAGAAACAGGTGCGGTAGCTGGTGGCGCCGGTACATTAATTAACCCAGCAACATTTCCAGTTGGTATTTTGGGTTGGAACTTTATGGCATCAGGTTATGATGTTAAGAAGTACAACGCAACAGATGCTAAATGGTTTAATGAGTCAGGTTTACAATTAGATGGCAAGCCATGGATGGGAAGACATGCTCAAAAGAGAGTACTTACTGATTCAATGGCAGCTGCTCTTGCAGGTAGTGAAGAAATTCGAGCAGAAACAAGATTTTTTAATCTAATTTCTGCACCAGGTTTTGGTACAGAACTTCTTGATGAAATGAAGACACTTAATGTTGATCGTAAGGAAACAGCATTTGTTATTGGTGATACACCAATGAGGCTAACATCAGATGCCACTTCAATTAAGAATTGGGCATCTAATTATGCAGTTGCTGGAGAAAACGGTGAAGAGGGTCTTACATCATCAGGTTTTGATCTCGGTTTATGGTATCCAGGTGGTTGTTTAACAACAAACATCACTGGTGAGAATGTTGTACAACCAACATCACATATCATGCTACGCACAATGGGTTATAATGACCAAGTAGCGTATGAATGGTTTGCACCAGCTGGTTTTAATCGTGGTCTTGTAAACAATGCTACAAGTGTTGGTTATATTGATGCTGAGGGTGAATATGTACCTGAAGTATTAAACCAAGGACAACGTGATGTATTGTATACAAATAAGATTAACCCAATTGCATTTATGCCTGGTAGAGGATTAACTGTTTGGGGACAAAAGACATTACATACAATAACAAGTGCGTTAGATCGAGTAAATGTATCACGATTGGTTGCGTATTTACGCCGTCGATTTGATGATATGGTACAACCGTTCTTGTTTGAGCCAAATGATGAGTTTACACGAACTCAAGTGCTCAGCGTATTTAATAGTTTCTTAGCAGACATGATAGTTAAGAGAGCATTATATGACTTCTTAGCCGTGTGTGATTCAAGTAATAACACACCAGCAAGAATTGATAGAAATGAATTATGGGTAGATGTAGCAATTCAGCCTGTTAAAGCAGTTGAATTTATTTACATTCCAATTCGTGTAAGAAATACAGGTGAATCACTAACTATTGCCGGAGCGGCATAAGATAGAGATTTTCATTAAAACCCGAGTAAACGGGGGGTTAACCCCCCGTTCATTCGGAGGTAAGATTTGATAAATATTAAAAAGAAGGGAGATATTACATGGCTACAAAATTTGGTATTTCTGCTTCGGGCGGTGCCCGGGGCATTATACAGCCAAAATTAAAATATAAGTATAAAGTCGAATTCTCAGGTTTGCAAGGCCAAACTGGTAATGCCGCTGAATTTACACGAAATGTTATGACTGCAGATCGTCCGAAGATTACATATGAAGAAGTTCCAATTCATTCATATAACTCACGTGTCTATGTAGCTGGTAAACATGAATGGAATACAGTTGGTATTACGTTTCGGGATGATGTTGAAAACAGAATTGTTAATTTAGTCGGTCAACAAGTTCAACGACAAGTAGATCATCATAATCAAGTTTCAACTATGAGTGGTCAAGATTATAAGTTTGGTGTTAGTGTATCTGTACTGACAGGGCAAGATGAATCTAGTTCTGGTGTTATTGATGCATGGGATTTAGAAGGTTGTTGGATTACAAATGTTGATTACGATGCAGGTGATTATTCTGCAAGTGATCCAGTTACAGTTATTCTAACAATTCGTTTCGATAATGCATTACATGCAGGGTCTGGTGGAGCGTTAATGCCAGCAGGTAATACAACAGCTGCCGGTACAACTGCTACTCTAACAGCAGGTGATACATCGTCGACCTTTACCTAATAAATTATGGCGAAGTATAGTAAAACAGCTGATCTTACGCTTGCACAGTCTAGAGCAGCTGCTTCAGAATATGTACGCGGGGCGTCAGAGGCGCCCCGAGTACATGGTACCACTAGTTCTCATTGGGGTAAGCTTCCCCGATTTAAGAATCAATTTTTCGTTGGTTTTGCGTATTCCGACTTAACTAACTCTCCAGCAAATTTAAAAGAAAACATCGAATTAACTTATAAAGTTAGAACTATCGATGCACCACGGTTTGAGATTGATACAGAAACATTAAATCAATATAATAAGTCTAGAATTCTTCCTATGAAAATAAATTATCAACCAATTAATATTATATTTTGGGATGATCGTAGTAATCTTATTAAAGATTTTTGGGATAAAAATTATAAATTTTATTTTAAAGATAGTTCAGGAAAAAGTGATTTAAATTATGTTCAAACTGTGTCTGATAAGATAGTGGATTCAAAATTAGGTGTTGCTGGCGGAACAGAACCAGCATATGATCATTTTGGTTATAATATGGCTAATAAGTTTGAAAGAAAGAATTTATATGCATATTTGTCGTTATATCTTACAGCAGGTGGTAATTTTTTCAGGACAGATATTGTTAATCCTTTTCTTCAATCAATGCAAAATGATAATTTTTCTCAAGAATCTTCTGGTGAATTAGCACAAATTACTACAACTTGGGGATATGAAGCTATTGTTTATTATGACGCTGGTAAGATAGAAGACGAACCACCGTTAGTTGCAATGTTAGATAATACTATTTTTAATCGTGTAGGTAATTCGCCAATAGTTAATCAAGAAATTCCTAAAATTCGACAAGTGGAACCAAATATAGATAATTATGATGCATTCTCAGGCGGCCGCGGCGCAGTTGAAACTCGTGCTACGGATGCTTTTGGCGCGTTTTCAGGTGGTCGAGGATTAACCCAATATCGTTCAGTAGATGCTTTAGGTGCATGGTCTGGAGGACGTGGCGCACGTGAAGTTCGAGGTGTAGATGATTTTACACCAACACAACAGAATAGTGTATTGATTAGTCCAGAAGAAGCCAATATAGCAATTAGACAAGTAACAACTAGAGTTGCTGGTCCTCCTCCAAAGAGCACCGCACAACAATTTGCAGATGAAGGTATAACAGCGGCAGATATATTAAAAGTAGAAAATACAAACACATTTACTCGAGAGCAAAGTTTTGCCGGTGAAGGTGAAGGTTTTTCTGCAAGTCCTACTGCTAAGAGTGATAATTATCTTGATCAAATTCAACGTCAAGCATTGAACTCGACTCCTGCACCAGTTCAGAATAGTGCTGTTGCTACCAATCTTAAACAAGTTAAAGAAGATATTGCTGAGAAAGCTCAATTAAAGCCAGATAAAGATACTAAAAAAGCCGAAAATAGTGTGGATAGCCATCCTAGTCCATCAAAAGCAGCTTTAGAGTCTGAATTGGAAGATGCTAATCATAAGATTGAAGTTAATAAGAAGCGATTGGAACGCGGTCTAAAGAAGATAGCTGAATTGCAGGAAAAAGGCGTATTCACTGGTTGGCTATACGCGAGAGAATATAACAGGGTCTATGGTCCATCAGGCTATAAAATGAAAAATGTGTTACTGAATGATAGAGGTTTTGCTATAGAACAAAAAATAGCAAAACTTTAACATATTGTAATAAATTTTTTATATAAATATTATTATGGCTAATCCTAC